TCCAGTCAATCAATTTCAATAAAAAATTCGTAGAGTACCTTACTCCACGAAGAAACACCGCCAATGGCTGAGTTTACAGCGATTCAGGCGGCGTTTGACGGATTATTTGACGGCTAATAAGGAAGAAAGCTTCTGCATATTTTCCTTTTTAAGTTCCATTGAGGGGTGAACATATCGGTTCATGGTAATATTGACACTAGCATGGCCCAATATTTCACTAAGGCTTTTTATATCAAAACCTAATTCTATACATCGTGTGGCAAATGTATGACGGAGTGCGTGATAATTGGCTGGTGCAATAGCGCTTTCTTTTAGCACTTTCTTAAAGTGATTCTGCATGATACGGGGTTCTACATACTTATGCATACTGTTTGTTAAAAGGTAACCCGAAGATGACTCTTGATAGAGAACGAGCAACTTTATTAACTCATCAGGTATGGGGATGAGCCGAATGGAACAGTTGCTTTTGGGAGTTGTGATCACGATTCGAGTTTTAGCTCCCTCACCGCTGCGATTTTGAATCCGCTGCAATGTGTGACGCACATGAATTGTTTTGTCAGGAATTGAAATATCCTCCCAGCGTAGTGCACAGATTTCTCCCACTCGCAAGCCAGTAAATAGACATATAAGGATGCCTATGTTATAGGAACAAAGATCCGCATATAGATAATCGCATAGCTTTTTCTGCTCATTTATGCTAAGTATCCGCAATTCCTTCATATGGCGCTTTACATGAATGGAATGTGCATCACAGGAAATTACTTTTCCATGTTGAGAAGCATATTGCAGAATATTACGGATTAGAGACAAGACATCGGAAACTGTTTTGGGAGACAATCCTTGTCCTTTTTTGCCGCCTTTTGTGAGAAGATAGGTACATCTCTCGTTAATAAAGTCATATGTTATATCTTGTAGATCCTTCTTTCCGAATTCTGGAAGCACGTAGGATTTCAAAGAATTTTCATATTTATTACTTGTGGATTCTTTGACTTGCCCTTTAATTGATTCAAACCATTCCATTGTTATGGCTTGAAAGCATTCGGTATGGTTTTGTGCTTCTGTCATGGGATCAATCTGCGCCAAAAGTCTGTTTGCCAGTTTTTCTTTTACTTCTTTATATGTTTGTGCATAAACATATCCGTAAACTGCCTTTCCTGTTGCGGAACGAGACTTGATATATCGACCTTCCCATCTGCCGTCTTTACGTTTATAAATGTTTTCACCTCTTCTTGGCATGGTAGACACCTCCTCTATATGACTATAATCTCGACGGCAAATAGATAAAAACACATGGGAAACCAATCACACAATTCGACAAAAACTGTCGATTTAAGTTCCGACACATTGACAAAGCGCTTTGCAGATTGTAAAATAATACTACATTCGGCTGAAAAAATGTCATAACAGGATTCGTGGAGTAAGGTACTCTACGAATTTTTTATTGAAATTGATTGACTGGAAGCGGTGGACTACTGCTTCCAGTTTTCTTTTTGTCATATTAAATATGCATATAAATCAATTATATCATAAATAATACGACACTCAAGCAAAAACAGCAGAAATATTAAAATAGAATAGCCAATGCCGTCAGATATGATATGATAGAAAGGACGGTATTGCTTATGTATGAAAAAGAGTTTGCGCAACGCCTCGCTCAATTACGAACACAAAAGGGCGTATCTGCAAGAGATATGAGTCTTTCTATTGGTCAAAACCCAGGGTATATTAACACTATAGAAAATGGGAAGGCATTTCCTACAATGGCGAATTTCTTTTATATATGCGAATTTTTGAACATAACCCCACAAGAATTCTTTGATACATCGTCAAATAGTCCCGTGAAACTGAGAAAACTAATGGAAAATGTTAAAAAGCTAAGTACCCAACAGATTGACTCTCTTGCAATCATTGTGGATGGAATGCTTAATAAATGAACAGATTAAGAGGATTTACACATGGAAACTGATCATCAGCTGAGAATTTTATACTTGTACCAGATATTGCTCCGGCATTCTGATGTCGATCATCCCGTCTCCACTAAAGAGCTGATTGATATGATGGAAACCTATCATCAAATCAAATTGCATCGGACAACCATCCCTAAATACATAGAACTGCTGAACGCCGGTGGCCTTGAAGTGATGGAGATTCGTTCTCGCGAAAAGAAATATTATCTGAATGACCGTCTGTTTGAACTGCCGGAAGTGAAATTGCTGATTGATGCGGTGCAGTCGTCAAAGTTTATCTCCGTAGGCAAAAGCCAGGTGCTGATTTCTAAACTGATGGCGCTTACCAGTGAAGCCAATGCGGCAAAACTCAAGCGCAATCTATATGTGACCGGACGTGTTAAATCGGACAACGAAAAGAGCTACTACATTGTCGAAGCAATCAATGATGCGATTAACGAAGGTAAACGGATTTCATTCTACTATACGGATTACAATACTCAAAAAGAGCGTGTGCTGAAGAATGAAGGATTACCGTATGTTCTCAGCCCCTATGCGCTGATATGGGATGGTGACTTCTACTATGTTCTTGGCCTGAACCATGGCCGGAATCAAATCAATACCTTCCGGGTAGATCGGATCAGCAGACAGCCGGAAATTCTTAATGAGGCAGCGACATCGGCACCAGACAGCCTGAATCTGGCAAATTATTCGCGTGAGGTCTTTCGGATGTACGATACGGAGGAACCGGTTGAAGTATCGCTGCTTTGCGAAAACAGTCTGATGAAACATCTGATAGATCATTTTGGTCTGGATGTAGAGACGGAAACTGTAGATGACAATCATTTCAGAGCAAGAGTATTGGTTTGTACCAGCCCGACTTTTTATCGCTGGGTCTTTGGTTGGTGCGGCAGAATGAAGATAGAAAGCCCTGCTTTCGTACTGGATGAATATCATCGGATGGCGAGGGCTGCGCTGGAATGAGTCTGTTTCAGATTTAATGGAGACGGTAACTGTATGAACCGACAACGAATGAACAATCCAAATAAGAAATATAAGGAACTAAAGCAGAAGCAAAAAGCCCGTATCTCCGATTTGATGTATCGGGAAACCGACCGATTTCTGCAGGAAAAGAAGAGGCCGCCGGATAATGATGAAGTCGTTCAAATTGCTGAGCGGGTATACTGTCGCATTCAGGGGATTGGATTCTGGATTCCTTATGGCGAAGTGCTGAATGAATACCAGAAAAAATATCCACATATTCTCCAGCGATTACAAGAATCCGGTTTGCCACAGCACTTGCTTCCCAAAACGAAAAACGACCCATCCGCTGACTCAATGAGCACATCAAAGGTGAAACAGCGCAATGCAAAAGGACACAGACAGAAAAAGCCAAAAGAAGTTCCTCTTCCCGAACAGGATGATACCTTTTTCTTTATTGCCGGTTATACTTCCGGCGGCGCTCCCTATGGTGTGACCTGGGAGGAAATGGGATTAGAACCATGGGAAGAAATCGAATAAACAATGATATTTCGCACGAGATGTCGCTAAACGGCGACATCTCATTTTTTCTGGCAAAATATCCCTTGCAAGAAGAACATGCGTTCGCTATAATATAAATATCTGAAACGAGCCGTTTCATTTAGAATGTGAGGAATGACCATGAGAAGTAAGAACCCGGAAGTGATGAATGCAATCTGTACCTTTGTTGACCAGTATTACCGTGAACACCACGCCTCTCCGTCTGTAAATGAGATTGCACAAGGCGTTGGCGTGTCAAAGGCGACTTCCTATCGCTACCTTGTCGCCATGAATGAGCGCGGTATGCTTTCCTATGATGGCAAAACCATTGTGACAAAGCAGGTCGGCAAATGTACCTCCGGGTATTTTTCCGCACCGGTGGTTGGCAGTATCCGCTGTGGTGACCCGGAGCGTGAAGAGGAAAGCGTAGAGGAATATGTAAGCCTTCCCAAATCCATTTTCGGAGAAGGAAAATTTTATATTCTCCGCGCTAAAGGCGACTCCATGGTAGATGCGGGCATCGAGGATGAAGATCTGATCGTTATCAGAATACAAGATACAGCGGCGGTCGGCGATATTGTCGTCGCGCTGGATGAGGACAATGAGAACACTCTGAAAATCTTTGGCGGAATTGATGAGGAAAACGGAGATGTGATTCTTCGCTATGCAAATCAAACAAAGTATCCGGACAAAGAAATTCGAGTGAAGCAGCTCATTGTACAGGGCGTGGCAAAACACGTCATCAAGGCCCTGTAACACCGGCCTTTACGATAAATCAGGAAAGGATGTGTTCTGACAATGGAAACCTACGATGTGCGCTGCCCAATCTGCGGGGAGCTGAACCATAACCTCTATCTGGAGGAAACGGATGGCTGGATGGAGTGCGAGCATTGCCATCAGGCAGTGCAGATACTGGCATATGCTAAGACGAAGCCAATCCCTGTTTATACCGGCAGGGAGCTGGCAGAGAAATTTTTGACGTCAATAAAGTGACAAGGCCATGGAGGGAGGATGGACTTATGCAGGAAAAAGAAATTTGGCGACCATTCTCATGGCATTGTCCAAATTGCGGTGAAATCTCCGTTGGATATAAAAATTCCAGCGGCACGATCAAGGTGGAATGCTCAAAATGCCATGCAGTAATGGTCAGAAAAGTAATGGGGCGTCGGCATGACCGAATTGACATCTACGCCCCCAAAGGTGAAGTCAATGAGATTGGGCGGCTCGCCAGTCTCTGACAAAAAATGAATACACAGGTATAACGACGGACAGGTTGAGATGAAACAGGCTACGTAAATCCTGCTCCAGGTCACATGCCTTAACAGTCCAGAGGTTTAACCAGACATTACATGAGAGGCCGCTGGCAGAACTGGATTCCAATTTTGGAGTCCGGCTCTGTCGGCGGCCTTCTTTTGTTTTCCGGCAGGGCTTTCAAAAAATATCGAAAGCCTGATATGCATTAAGGGCTGAGGATACAAATATTGCACTGATCCTGTTTTAGGGAAGTGCGGTATCGGTACCCTTCTCTTTTTGCGCTCATTTTCAGGCTGTGAGACGGGAAACCGCTGCGGAGTTTGTATCCTTTGCCGCTTTTCGCACAGGCGGAAAGGAAAAATTATGTATTACGATCCGATGGAATGTGGAATGAGAATCTCTCGCTTAAGAGTAGAATTAGGGCTTACGCAGTTGCAGGCAGCTGAAAAATTGAATATTAGTGTCCAGCACTACCGTTCGGTGGAGGTTGGAAGACGAGGGGCTTCCATAGATTTATTGGTAGAAATTTCAATTATCTACCATACCTCTTTGGATTATCTGATTCTGGGTAGGAATCCAGAAATGCGTCTTGGCAGAATCAAAAAAGAGCTTCAGGGGCTGATTGAGGGATTACAAGGAATTGAAAAAGCGCTTTGAAAGTGGATGCCGTGTCTACAAGACATAGCAAAGTGCGTCTACAAGGGACTCTGGAAATGATTTAGATTCGGCTACAATTTAATCACAGCCAGGGAACACCGGCTGGGAACCTTGAAAATCGAATACTCATTCATCAGGTACATTACCGTATGTCAGAGCCGGACAGGCAGTACGCCATGACCTTCCACCCGGAGGCGAGCGAATCATACTTGCTACAAAATACCGGATTGCAACCGGCAGGGCCAGGACGGCATACAGGGATAATGATACTTCTGTAATTCGCAGCCCGGCCACGAGGAAGGCGGGGAGGTTAGATGCCTATGGAGCAGCCCAGCAAGCCGCCGCCTGATGATTTCCCGCTTCTCAGGGGTGTCGAGGACAAATGTGAGAAAATAACCGCTTAAGAAATTTTCGGGAGCCATGACCGGGAAGGTTATTCCCGTGTTCTGGCTCCTTTAACATATCCACAAGGAAGGAGTACACACAATGGATCGAGATTTCAAACAATACCATCGAGGAGAGATATACTTCGCAAACTTAAACCCCGCCTATGGCTGTGAGCACGGTGGTATCCGCCCTGTGCTGATCCTGCAGAATGACATAGGCAACTTCTATTCACCCACGCTGATTGTCACACCTGCTACAAAGCAGGCCGACAAAAAGCCATATCTGCCGACACACGTTGTTCTGAGCAAGATCCCCGGAATGAAGTATGACGGAGACTCCTTGTTCATGTTGGAACAGTTACGGGTGATCGATAAGCACCGCATACGCGGCTACGCTGGGCGGTTGACCAAAGCTCAGATGGAACTGATTGATAAAGCGGTATGTGCCAGCCTGGGGCTTTCCCAGGACGGTGTATGATGCGCCTGACCCGGCAAGGAAATGACAGGAATTCCCTGATCTGCCTTTGCCCCACCTGCCGGGAAAACTTCGAGATCACAGGGAGTTATCGTATCCGGCGGGCAAATTACCAGCAGACAGTAAAGGAAATCTGCACCTACTGCCAGATTCGCATGGGCTATGACTACTATGTAACGCCGGTATCGGAACGGGGGTGATGAGATGGATGAACCACTGCGGATTGACCCAGAGTTCGAGTCTAAAATTCCACCTCTGACTGAGGAAGAATATCAACTGCTGGAAGAAAATATTCTCCAGGACGGCGTTGTGCTGAATCCGTTGATTGTCTGGAACGGCTGCATCGTAGATGGTCATAATCGCTTTCGTATTATTCAAGCACATCCGGAAATCAAATACACAGTCTTTGAAAAGGAGTTTCCTGACCGCTATGCCGCCATTGCTTGGATTTGCTGTAACCAGCTTGGTCGTCGAAATTTGACACCACAGCAGAAGAAATATTTGATTGGACAGCGGTATGAGGCGGAAAAACAAACAGCGAGTTTTCATGGAAATCAACACACTTTAGCTGATGAAAGTGGTGGTGGACAAAATGTCCACCACCAGAAAGTCGAAAAAACCGCAGAAAGAATTGCCCGCGAAAACAATACAAACGAGCGATATGTCCGCCGAGCTGAACGATATGCTATGGGGGTGGATGCTGCTGATGAGATAGAACCTGGAATTAAGAAAGAGTTACTTTCTGGTTCCATTAAGCCTACGGATACTGCTGTTGCAGCTATTGCCAAAGCTGACCCGGATGCTCGCCCTGCATTGGTTGAACAGCTGCGTCAGCCAAAGCAACTACCAGATAAAACATCAGCCCCAGTTCAAGAGCAAGTACCGAGAGAAATTGAACCTTCATCAATCACTGATGATGAAGTTCAGCCAGAGTCAGAGCGGGAAGAAGCAGAGCATCCTAGCCGCCCCATGACAGAAATCCAAAAAATCCTTGCGATTTCATCCTGCATGGAAACTGCGGAAGAACTGGCAGATGAAAGCACCATGTTCTATGAACTGGAGGATGCGGTATCCACCATGATACGCCGATGTCTCCGCTGCTTTGAAAGCTATCCAGGACTTTTAAATAAGAAATCGTACCGCCGCAAGGTACTGAAAATATTCAAAGAAGCCATTCAATTCATTCACAAAATCGAACAGGAGGAACCAACATGAAGAACCTGATTAACTGCCCTTTTGACGAGATGATGATCTACAGCAAGAACCTGGAAGTCCCTCGTAACGCTTACCAGCGGGAACTGAATCCCAACCGTGTCCGCAAGATCGCGGCAGAATTTGACGAGCATATCGCCAATGACCCGAAGGTCAGCTTCCGTGACGGTCACTACTATGTTTTTGACGGTCAGCACACTATTGCCGCCAGGAAGCTCCGCAACGGCGGTCAGGACTTGCCCATCCGCTGCAAAGTGTTCTATGGTCTCTCCGAACTGGATGAGGCTATTTTGTTTGCCCAGCAGACTGGCACTTCCGCTCAGCTTACTGCTGGTGCGAAATTGCGGGCGTTGATTTACGGCAATGACCCGGATGCGGTAGCGTTCCTGAAAGCCACGGAGGATGTGGGATTGCGGCTGGACTACAACCAGGACAGAGGCAAGTGCCGGATCGGCTGCGTTGGCACTGCCTACTCCATCTACAAAAAGGTGGGCGAAAAAATTTATAAAGAAGGAATGCAGCATATTGTAAATGCCTGGGACGGCGCTCCGGATTCCCTTCGCTTTGAGATTCTGCTGGGCGTGGTGTTCTTCGTGGATCTTTATCACGATGAATATAGTCCTAAGCGTCTGGTTGAACAGTTACGCCGGTACGATCCGCTTACCATTTACCGGGAAGGCCGTTCCCTTGGTGTGAATATGGCTGGG